CTTCTTCCAAGTTGTAAAATAATAATGGAACAGCAGCATCATTAAAGACGTTAAACAATATGATGAGATGATTCATAATCAAATGAATTTTCAATTCACCAGTATTTTTATACCGTTTAAGTAATCGTTTTATATAACGAATTCTTTTTAAATCACTCTCGAAGTCATCTTTTGTAACTGCTTGAGGATTATCATAGAATTTTATAGCGAAGAGCATATAATTGCTCTCGTTCAATTCGTCAAATCTCATAACATATCGTTAATAATTAACTATCAGCGAATATTGTGTCGTCTGATTGGTCTGCAGAAGTGATGTTTAATGCAACAAGAGTTTCTGTTTTAACTCTTAAATTTCCGTGCATATCCATATGAGTTGCAATTCCAACCCATCCAGCATGTGGTGCTGCATACTTACGAGCGTCACCACTCTTACCGTTTACAACACCTTGCTCAGTATTGTCTACACCGAAAATTGCCTTGCCAGCAGTTCCCTGAAATTCGCCTTCGGCTAAATTTTTAGGTTCACTAGCATCGTTATCGGCTACTCCCCATAAAGGCATGATTCTATCCTAGTATTTTTTATACTGATATTTATATTATCTTGCCTTTATTGCAGTCTCCACTTGTGCTAATAACTTATCATCCATATCAGTCTTTGTCAATTTAACTGCTTTTTTAAGGATAAGTAAGCATAAATCAATAAGTTTCTCTCCCAATTCTGCATCATCGGGTATCTTGTCAATCGCATCTGATACAATCTTAGAAGCGATTGGTAATAAAAATGAAAACATTGTTAATATAATGAACTATATTATATAGCTACGGACCTGTCGTACTTGACATATTTGAAGGATTTGCAGTTGAACCTTTTCCATATGGATTATATCTCAATCCTGGTTTTGGTGATTTTGGAGTTGTTTTCTCTGGTTTTGGTAGCAAATCTTTTTTTCTCTGACTATCTCCACCTTTTGGACCTCTCTTTTTCAAATCTTTTGGAATTGGTCTACCCATTTTATAATTTTCTATTGGTTTACCAGTTCCTGCGGGTGGTTTCGTCTTTTTAGTTCCATCTTCATTATATGGACTATTCTTTCCACCTGGTCTCATAATATCAAATGACTTATCTCCTTTTGCAGGAGTTCTCTCCTCACAAGCATCAACTGCCATCACCATTGGATCTCTTTGACCAGCAGCACGAAGTTTATTCTTAATTATATTAATCATTGCATACTTACTACGCATATCTGGTTTTTCTTCTTCCTTTTCATCCTCTTTCTTCACAGAATCCTTAGTTATCATACTCGAAACTTTATCTTTCTTTTCTAATTCATCTTTCTTTTTCTTAGTATCATACATCTCAATCATTTTTTTCTGAGACTCAGAAAGAGCACCACCTTTAAGTTCTAAATGAGCGTATACACCAACTTTTCTTACAGGTTTTGAACCATCATCAGGATTTACTGTTACTGCACCTGATTCATAATTGTTTACTGGTGTTCCATCTTCATTTTTGCCAGTAATTTTTTTTGTACCTGCTTTTGGTTCAGTTGATATAGTGCCATCTGCTAGATATGCTTCTGCTCTTGTGCGAATTGCTTTACCAATTGCCTTGCGACGTTTCATAAGATATTTGTCAGTTTTATTCACCTTACCATCGTTGTTAACATCTTTATCTTCTTTACCAACTGGATCTAATCCACCACCTTTTGCTTGAGCAGTTTTCTCCCCTTTCTTTCTCTCACCTTCATATGGTTCACCATACTCTGTCATCTCAACAGATTCAATATTAGGATTCTGACGAAGTTCAGTAATCTTCGCACGATCAGCAAATCTTACATATGATCTACCATTCTTATCGGTAACTCTTACTTTATATTTTTTACCAGATTCATCTTCATCTAATTGTTGTAGATATGCAAGTTGTAATTCTTCACTCTTATCTTTCTCAACAAATACTTTATATAACGCACTCGCAACACCATCTACTGCAAGATCATCTGCACCACTTGAATATTTTTCAGTTACTCCACCTGCTTTACCAAATATCTTTTCTCTAACAGCAGTTCTATCTGCCTGACTTAATGAACTGTTAGACATATACTGAGCGAATGCTGCTTTTAGATCTATATCTTCTCTTCTTGCACGATATCTAATATCATATACTGCTTGACGAATTCTTTTCTCAGATCCCTCTTCAGAGGCACCTTTTCCACCACCTTTCGCTGCAGAAGGTTTTCCTCCACTTTTACCTGCTGGTGCTCCTGGTTTTGCCTTTCCTTTCGCTCCCTTTGCTATCATTGGTGCTGGTGTAAATTTTCTTTTTGGAAGGCTCTCAGCTATATCAGTGCTCATTTTAAAAATAATTACTTTCTTTTTCTGTATTTATTTATAAATTGTAATCCATAAGAACTTCCAGGCACCATTGTCTCCACGTATTTACGGTGTGCATCTGTTCCTACAAGTCTCTGATCCGAAGGAACTCCTGATGGTGTAGTAGCATTTACGATTGCTTCTTGTAAATCTTTTACCCAAGATTTAAACATAATATTATTTTCTGCAACACATATTAAATGATTAGCACCACGACGAATTATTCTTCCTATTAATCCTGTGTTTAAGTTCTCTACTTTATCACCAATATTAAAAATTTGTTTTTTAATATAAGATTCTCTTAGATTTTCTGTATCATATTTTGGTGCGATCTCCCAGATATTCCAAAACTCTTTCATCTCTTGAACATTCATCGTTTGTCTTACAGTATCAAACAAATTCATCGCCATTTTTCGTGGTGTTCCCTCTGGTAATCCAGCACGAAATGTTTTAAAATCTCCCTCTGCAGCTGCAAGTCTCATTCTTGAAGAAGATAATCCTTCCATACCTTCTGCATCAGGATCACGATCACCTGATGATACAACTTCCACATTATCAAATTGATAGAGTTGTCCGTTATAATTTTGTGATAACTTATCAAATTCTTTTACCCGATCTTGACCTGCTACAATTCTTACATTTGTATATCCATCGTTATGTGCTTTCTTCAATACATCGAAGATTGTACGATTTGCTCCATCATTTACAATTCTTTCACTATGTTGTGGAAACATTTGTCTCATCATTGATATTTTAGTATCAGCATCAAGTGGATTTTTCTTTGGATCTTGTGACCTTGATGGAACAATTATATAATCACTTTCTTCTTGCTCTGCTGATTGTGCAGCGATATCCATTAACTGTAAATGACCTGCGTGTGGTGGATTAAATCTACCGAATGCAAGTGTTAATGTTCCTTTTGTTTTTTCAACTGGTGGCGGACCTGCTGCTAAATCTGGACTTTGAACTTGTTGTTGTTGCTCGTCTGGAACTGGTTCCTGTTGTGGTTCTTGTTGTTGAGGTTGCTGTTGTTGAGCTGCTGGATCATTAAAATTAGGATCTGATATATTCTTCTCTTTCTCTGTCTGTGCTGGATCTTTACCACCTACTTTTTGTCTCTTATTAAAAAACTTTAATTTACCTTTATCAGTTTTTGCTACAAATTCTCCTGTATTTTTATCTGTCCATCCACCATGACCATCACTAACCAAACCCAATCTAGCTGCTTGTTGAGTTGCAGTGCTATCAGTAATAAATTGTAAAAATGTTTTCATCAGTTTCTGGTCAGTTTTAATAAGATTTGACTCTTATTCTGCGTCATATAATTAAGGATTGACGCTCTAGTATGTTTATATTTATCATCTTTGTTAGCCCCTAATACATTATAACAAAAAAACATAAAGTTGTCCCATATATTTCCTCGAATAACTCTTTGTTTTTTAAATTGATATATCAATGATTCTACTAAGTCATTCATGATGCAAGAAAATCTAAACTTTTATCAATATCAAATTTAGATATTGATGGTTTCTGTACCACCTGTAAAGCTGTTGTAAACCTATAATTATATATTGGAGTTGCAGCACCTCTCTTCAATCTTATTCTCAACTTCATTGAACCATTAAATTTAGGAACTGGAAGATTGCCTGGATTAGCTGCCATATAGTACATACCATATCCACCTATTTGTATATAATAAGTATTCTTTGCTGCATAATAATTGAATAGAGATGATAAGGGAACACTTAAAAATTTATCTTTAAATCTTCTATAGTCATCTCTCTCCATTTCTGCAGTAAGGTCTTTATTTTCTACAGTTCCTTTATTAGGTGCACCTTGATATCCCCAAGATGTATTTGCAAACTGAACAGCACCCACAGCATTTAATATATTTCTCATTTCTTCTGCAGCTGCAAACCCTGCTATTGGTTTACCTGCTTTTGTAAATTCTTGTACACCACCTAATTCCCAAGCACCATTTTTGTAATTTAAAGTTCCTTGCCCAAAATCTGTTGCTAAATCTAATTTAACTTCTAAATTATGTGATTGATTATTATATAAAAATACTGCGTCAGGAGCATTAGGATTAGGACCTGCAGGTTTTACACCAGCAGGAACTAGATTTTTAGCTTTTAATCTATTAAATACTCTTCCTTCGTATAGAAAGCCCTGCTGCCCTGCCATTTTCTTTTTGATTATTTATTTCTAGATACGCTAACTTAATTCCTTTCTGCTCTAATACAATTTTTTTTGCTTCGGTCATCTTTTTATGATAAAAGATAATCGGTTGTTCTAATCCTATGTCGCCACTCATTCATCTTCCTCCAAATTCGACGGTTTACCAAAAGTTTTATATTCTAATTGCTCCTTTAAAAAATCAACTTGTGCTTTAAGTTGTTTGTTTTCTTTTTCTAGAGCATTGATATGCTCCTCATAAACGTGAATCATACTCTCCAATTGTTCATTTTTTAATTCAAGCTCATAGTCCATAGGGGATATAGTATATTATAAACTTAAGATTCTCTTTATATTATCTATCGTCTGCTGCCCGATTCTCTGATTTGTATACATCAAACTCTCCACCAGGATATCTTTTCTTTAATTTCTCTACGTTTCCTGCAACAACTTCTTCGATAGGAACGTCTAGTGCTGCACAAGCTTGCATCACGTACCACATAACGTCACCCAACTCAATAATAAGATGTTCTCGATTGTCGTCGTTCCAAGGCTTACCTTGGAAAACCATTTTCTTAACGATCTCCATAAATTCACCACCTTCAGCACTAATGCCAACAGCAGCAGTAAGAAGCCTGTGAATATTGGCACCTTTTCCGTCAAGGGAACTAATACTTTCAATAAAGCATTGATAATCTTTACTGGAATCGGATGTGACACCATCCACGAATAGAGCGTACTTATCAAAGTCAATTTGTTTTGTCATTAAAATTTAAATTCTGCGAACGATTTTTTAAATGGTTTCTTATCTTCATCATTATACTCTTCGTCTTTTTTATTGTCAAGTATATCGTCTTGTGCCTGTTGCTCACAGTCATATAGTCTCATCTTTGCACGATCAACTCCTACAACAAACCTCTTGTATATGGTCGGGTCGTTGTAACGATTCTTAAGTTGTTTGACCATTATCTGCCCCAACCCCTCAAGTTCCTCCGTAGAAATAAGAGCAAACATAAGATCAGCAGTTGCGGGAAGCCCAAAACTTTCGCTTGTATCAGTAAGATCAACATCACTACTACCATAGCCAGAACGAGTCGTCTGAGTAGCGGAGACGATAGGTACATTAGCCTCAACTGCAAGACCACGGAGTTCTTCAGCAATCGCTTTAATATAGGAATACGAATTGACATTACTACCTGCTCTGTAACGTGAGGATGCACATATGTTTAGATAATCTATGAATATTATATCAGGTTTGAAAGATTTTTTCAAAGCAAGTTCATTAAGTAATGCTTTGAAGTGACCACTGTGTGCACCTGCAGTAGGATACTCTTTAATAATTAACTTACCTTGAGTTTTCTTTACAAGGTTATTTACCTTAGTATCAAAGATTTGTTTTGGTAGTTCAACAATTTCTTTAATGTTTGTGTTCAGAAGGTTTGCATCAATACGTTCAGCAATTTTCTCCTCTGCCATCTCCATTGTAACGTAAAGTACGTTGTATCCGTCAAGCAGATTGGCGCTAGCCATGTGACACATGAAAAGAGACTTACCAACACCTGTCCCAGCAAGAGCGATGTTAAGAGTCTTGTTAGGAAGACCACCTTTCGTAATCTTGTTAAAATATTCAAGATCAAAGGGGATTTTAGTTTTCTTTTCATGATAAGAAATAAAGCGTTCTTCATAGTCTTCAATGTAATCATGACCAACATGATTATCAAAACTTACTGCAAGAGCATCGGAAAGAATTGATGGGATTGCATCACGGTTTTTATTTTTATCTTTATTATCAGCAATCATGACTGATTCCATGAGTGCGATATAGATAGCACGATCCCTACACCACTTCTCAGTAGTTTTTTCTAACCATTCATTATTGACAGGTTCATCAGTAAAGTCATCGATAATTGTTTTAACTTCACTGAATTCATCTCCACTAAGATCATCTCTGTTATCAACTTCAATACCAAGAATCTCCTTCGTTGGCATCTTATTGTATTCAGTGATAAACTTGTGAATCTCCTGAAAGATAATTTTTTCTGATCTTAGTTCAAAGTATTCATCCTTAATAAAAGGAAGAACCTTTCTAGAATACGACTCATTGATTAAGAAGTTTCTAAGAACAGTAAGTTCAATTTTCTCCATAAGCAAAATGTTGTTGTGCAATAGCGTCTAACTTCTCCATTACCTCAGGAGTGAAATAAGATTCTGGATCTTTGTATATTGCTTTGGCATATACTTTCTTACCATCCATCTCATATCTACCTGCAACA